ACCTTTCGGAGAAAAGTTTACTGATCCTTCTGTCACTGTTCCCGACATGACTATTTCGTTACGTCAGATGGTGGATAATCAAAAGGCTGGTCGTGCTGTTAAGGTTTATCCTACCCTTGACGATCCTAATAATGCTATTCCGGTTGGTATTGAACGCATGGATAAGATTGAACGTGCTATGTTGGCAAAAGAGACCGCTGACTTTATTAAAGACCAACGTGGTCGTTTGATTACTGCTCGCGAAAAGTTTAAGCGTGATGCGTATAATGCTCAATTGATTGCTGAGCATGAGGCGAAGAAGGCACATGATAGATTTCGCTCTGAGCAGTCTGGTATCTCTCGTTTTGAGGAGATGCGCTCTGGTTTTGGTCCTCAGGTATTAGTTGAAGATGTTCCTCCCTCTAAGGGTAAGGGGTGATATACGTGGCGGATTTGCACGTGCGAAATTGGGGGTAGGGCCCCCCAATTTTGTGCGTGCAAAACGCAGCCCCGGCGGCAGGCCGCGCGAACTCGGTACGGGCTTAAGGTCCCGGACCTTCGTATTTTTATTTCCTTCCGGACGTTCGTCCGGTTTTTCGTTTAGTTGGTCGATAATTAGCCATATTTCCCTTGGTGTATTATGGCTAATTGACACTACCTATTTGAAATGTCAATTGGGTTTTGTACCTTAGCGTAGCGATTTGGTAGAAACCATATGTTCATTGAAATATTGGTGTAGTTGTCTGTGCGTACGGAGTGCGCCTCTTCTACTTATCGACTCTAATTAAATTCATACTTTAAATTCTTCGACATGGCTCGTTATGGTCGTTCTCGTCGCGGCCGCCGCTCTGCTGGTGGTCGTTTTTTTACCGCTCCTCGTGGTGGTGTTCGTCTCTAAATGTTCCACGTGGAACATATTTTTTCACTCTTTATTTTTTTTGTTTATGACAAAGGAGGTTCAGTCTCTTGCTCAACGGCGTCTTGATAATTTGGACAGGGCCGTTTCTTATTATCAAAAGCGTCTTTCAAACTATGCTGCGCTTCGTGCTAAGTGCGTCGATGATGAGTCCCGTGCTTTGTATGATGTTCAGATTAAATTGCTGGACGATGTTGTTTCATATCTTAAACTTTGTTAGTTATGCCTGATGTCGCTGGTGCTATTGCTTCTGTCTCTGGTCAGTTACCCGGTCCGATGGATTTTTTTAATGGCTTTTCCTCCCTTGCTCAAAACTTTGCGACTCAAAAGTATAATGAGCGCATGTATAACCGGCAGAAGTCCGATAGTATAGAGTTTTGGAATATGCAGAATGAATATAATTCTCCGCAAAAGCAAATGGAGCGTTTTGCCGCTGCTGGACTTAACCCTAACCTTATATATGGTAGGGGTGACTCTGGTCAGTCTGGTCCTATTTCTACTCCCGATCTTCAACCTGTTGATTTTCGTACTCCGCCTGTTCGTGGTAATGGTGCTAATTTGTCTAATCTTTTAATGTCTGCTGATTTGGATATCAAGAATGCCCAGGCTGATAATTTGAAGGTTCAGAATGAAGTACTTCGTCAGGATGCGTATTTGCGTGCTTTACAGGCTGGCAAAGCTGGTCTTGATTTGGATTTGTTTCGCGAAACGTTTGGCTATCAAGCAGATGCCTTTAAAGAGAACGTTCGTCGCACTCGTGTTGAGACTGATGTATTGATTAACCGTGATGCTCGAGAGGCTGCTATGAACTCTTCTAATGTCCGTGAGGCTGCTGAGCGTATGTTGCAAATGCAGGAGTCTCGTAAGATGATGCCTTTGCAGCGTGAGCGTTTTCGTGTAGAGATTCGTAATATGGAAAAGGATGGTATTTTGCGGGATTTGGATATTCGTTTGCGGGAAAAGGGTATTATGCCCGGTGACCCTATGTGGGCTCGTTATGTTGGACAATTTCTTTCCGACGTATCCGATGGTCGTGTAACTGCTGGTAACCTTTTTGATTCAGCATGGAATTGGTTGTTTAAGAAATGATGTGTCAGCGTTGTTTATTGCTTTTTTCTTCTTGGTCTTGGTTGTCTCCACGTGCTGAGACTATTTCATCACTCTTTAACTTTTCTTTCAATGAAACGAAGAGATAATGTCTTTACTTCTACGGCGCTTCCCGATATTCAGCGCAGTATGTTTGATTTGTCACACGATGTTAAAATGTCTTTCAATATGGGGGAATTGGTTCCCGGTTGTTTGCATGAGGCGTTACCCGGTGACAAGTTTAATTTGAATTATATGACTATGGTTCGCTTTGCTCCTATGATATCTCCTGTCATGCACAAGGTTCGTGTTAAGTCGGAGTTCTTTTTCATTCCCAATCGTATTCTTTGGGATGGTTGGGAGGATTTTATTACTGGCACTGCTGTTCTTGAGGCGCCCTATATTTATGTTGATTTCGTTGTTGGTGAGGGTTCTGTTGCTGATTATCTTGGTGTTCCTCCGGGTGATTATAGCGCCCAACCCATTCGTGTTTCTGCTTTTCCTTTTGCTGCTTATTTGAAATGTTATGATGATTGGTATCGTGCGCAGTCTATTATTACTGAGAAGTGGTTTCCATTGATTGAAGGTGACAACACTTCTCCTTTTGTTCCGTATTTTGATGTTGATACTACTCCTTTGAATCGTGCTTGGGAGCACGATTACTTTACTAGTGCTTTGCCGTATTCTCAACAGGGTGCAAGTGAAGTTGATATTCCGTTGGTTTTTGAGGACAATATACCTGTTGAGTGGACCGATCCCGGTGGTACTGAGGCTGAGCGTGTTGGCCTTATTCGTCGTGCTTCTACTGGTGGTTTGATTCCTCCCGGTTCTGGTCTTTCTGTTGAGTCTGGCCCGTCTCCTTTATCTTCGTCTTTACATGCTGACGGTACTTTACCTTCCGTGTATGATCCTAATGGCACATTGACGGTTGATGTTCAGGCGGAAGCTGCTGGTATTAATGAACTTCGTCAGGCGTTTTCCCTCCAGGCTTTTCTTGAGCGTAGCATAAGGGGTGGTTTGCGTTATTTTGAACAGATGTGGTCCCATTTTAAACAGCGTTCTCCTGATTCTAGGCTTCAACGCCCTGAATTATTGGGTCGTGCTTCTCAGCCTGTTACTATTAGTGAGGTTTTGGCAACTGCGCAGTCGAATAATGCTATTGACACTGCTCAAATTGCTGTTGGTGATATGGCCGGTCATGGTATTAGCGTTGGTGATAATTATATTGAGTATTCCTGTCAAGAGCATGGTTTTATTTTAGGTCTTTTCTCTGTTATTCCCGATACCGCTTATCAGGACGGTCTTGCTCGTTGTTTGGGTAATCGTCAGGATAGACTTGATTACGCTTGGCCTGACTTTGCCAATCTGGGCGAGCAGGAAGTGTATTTGCGTGAGGTTAAGGCTGAGTTAGCAGAGGACTTTCCGCAGGATACTGTTTTTGGTTATCAGATGCGTTATGCGGAGTATCGATACGAACCTTCTAAGGTGGCAGGACAATTTCGGTCTACTTTGGCTAAATGGACGTTGGGCCGTATTTTTGACGATCCCGGTGCGCCTCCTACCTTGAGTCCTCAGTTTATTGAGTGTCGCCCTCGTTTTGATATCTTTGCTGTTACGGATTCGGATGTCGATCACATTCTTTGTCAGATTATTCACAAGAATACCGTTGTGCGTGCTTTGCCGCGTTATGGTATACCTTCAACTCTTCGATAGATGTTATGGCCTGTCAATCTCCCATATTTGTCCCCCAAGGGTTGCGGGATGTTCCGGTCCCGTGTGGGAAGTGCCCCCCATGTATCAAAAGGAGGGTTGACTCGTGGGTGTTTCGTTTGCTTCAAGAAGAGAAGGTATCCACGAATTCTCATTTCATCACACTTACCTATGACACCCCTCATGTGCCTATATCTCCAAACGGTTGGTTAACTCTGACTCGTGGTCAGGAAGTTATAGATGGTAAGACGTATGATTTGTGTTGTTTTACAAAGTTTATGAAACGATTGCGTAAGTTGTGTCCCGGTTTTAAGTTGAAATACTATGCTTGTGGTGAGTACGGATCTGAAAATAAGCGTCCACACTGGCACGCTATTGTATTTAATGTTCCCGACGATAAGTTATATTCTCAGGCTTGGTCTTTGGATGGTGTCCAGTTTGGTTCTGTTGTTGTTGGTCAGGTTTCGAATGATTCTATTGCTTATTGTTGCAAGTACATGAATAGTTCTGCTGCTGCTGGATTATATCCTAATTGGGTTCCTTACGTTGGTCGTGATGATCGTGTTCCGGAGTTTTCCCTTATGTCCAAAGGTATGGGCGTTAATTTTGTTACTGATGCCGCTAAGCGTTTTTACAATGCTGATTTGTCTCGTCAGTATATTACCGTACATGGTGGTAATAAGATTGCTATGCCTAGGTATTATAAGGGTCGTTTGTTTGGCGATAAAGTTGTTGAAACGGATTCGCTTACTGGTCGTAAGAAGGTTTCTTATGTTGTTCCTGATGATATTTCCGAGGAATTGCATATTTTGGCAGAGGCTTCTTCTATTGAGGTAGATCGTAAGAACAGGGAGTTACATGCTCGTGTTTCTCATGGTACTGATTATGGTGATTTTGTTGAATCTCAGCGCAAGGCGCGCATTGCATCTTTTAAACGCACATTAAAATCTCGTAAATTATGAAACACAATGGTGATACTTACTCTGGACCTTTCGGAGAAAAGTTTACTGATCCTTCTGTCACTGTTCCCGACATGACTATTTCGTTACGTCAGATGGTGGATAATCAAAAGGCTGGTCGTGCTGTTAAGGTTTATCCTACCCTTGAC